CGTTCTACGACGCCTTGCAGGCGTCGCCGCTGGTGTTGACCGAAAAGAACACCTGCACGCTGGTGCATGCCGGTCCCAACGTGCTCCCGATCGATGCCTATCAGGTCGAACTCGTCACCGGCAACGGCGGCGCGGGCGATCCGGCGGCTCTGCCGGCAGTGACCGGCGCGATCATCGGCCAGCGCCATCTCATCTCCCTGAAAACCCTCACCGGCGTCACCGATACCGTCGCCTTGAGCTTCACCAACCTGACCTACGGGTCTTTGGACATCTCCGCCGTGTTGTTCGACACGGTCGGCGAGAAGCTGCTGGTCGAGGCGCGGGTCGGCGGCTGGGAGGTTATCGACTTCACCGCGGGCGTCGTGACGGCCGCGTAATTAAACGGCCGGACGGGGTTCGCCCCGTCCGGCCTTGTTTTCATGAAAGAGGCTTGAATGCTGCTCAAGAATCCGCACGGATGGTCGAAGCGCTTTGCCGCGGCGAAAGATCGCGTCGAATCGCAGAAGGCACACAGTCTCAACAACGCCGAACGTCACGCGCACATCCGCAAGGGCGAGGTCGAGCGCGAGTTCGAAGCAAAGCTCATCACCAAGTCCGAGCGCGACCGCCAGATTGCCGAGATCGTCGCGCATCTCGATGCGGTGCGCGACGAAAATGCCGCCGAACTGGCGCGTCATCAAGAACCCGACCCGGCCGATGACACCGATCAACCCGACAGCGACGCCGATCGGGATGCCGCTGACGAAGCAGCCGCCGCCGCCGAAGCGGCGCGCGCCGCAGCCGAACAGGCCGCGCTGGTAGCGGCGGAAGCCGCCGCCAAGGACGCTGCCGAGAAGGACGCTGCCGGCAAAGCAGCGGCCGAGCAGAAAACGAGCGAAGACAAGGCCGCCAGGAAAGCAGCCGATAAGGCCGCCAGGGAAGCGGCGAAAAAGCCCGGCAAGTAGCGCGGACAGGGAGCTTTAAGCGATGGCTGAGGCTCCAGGCGCATACGCCAGCAGCGAGGACGTCAAGGCGCGCTACGCGCAGGACGTCATCGATCGGATTTGCTGGGATCCCGCTGGTGATCCACCCGATGACGCGCCGGAAGGCAGCGAGGCGGGCGGTCCCGATTACACCAAGCTCGATCGCGCCTTGATCGACGCCGCCGGCGAAATCAACTCATATATTTCCGCGCGCTATCCGGTGCCGGTCGACCCGGCGCCGATCCTGTTGCGCAACATCAACGTCGATCTGGCGCTTTACGCCACCGCGTTGACCGCCGACAAGATGTTCGACGAGCTCGCGGTGCGGGCTGAAAACTGGCGCAAGCATCTGGTGATGATCGCGACCGGCAAAGCCGGTCTCGGCGTCACCGAGACGCAATCCGACACGGATTCCTCGCCGGCGGCCGGCACCAATTCCTCATCCGGGATGAGCGCCAGGTCGGTTCGGGTGAACTGACGTGCTCTCGATCGAGGTCGAGATCTCCGGCTTTGGCCGCGTCGAGCGAATGGCGCACGCGCTTGAGACGTTTGCACGCTCGCGCTCTTTCCTGTTGGGAAGACTCGCTTCGCTGATCCGCAAGCAGCATGTCCGCCGCGTCCTCTCGGAGAAGACGTCTCCCAGCGGCGCGGCCTGGAAGCCGCTCAAGCCATCGACCATCAAACGCAAAGGTCACGCCAACATCCTTGTCGAATCCGGCAAGATGGCATGGGCCTGGCAGCAGACCATCTCCGGCGACACGGTCATGATGTGCAACACGGCGCGCTCGGCGCGCGGCCGCAACGTGCTTTATCTGCCGTTTCATCAGTACGGCACCAAGAAGATGGTGGCCCGCCCGGTGATGGGTTTTTCCGCCGCCAATCTCACGGAAATCGCCGTCGTCGTTAACAGCTTCGTGGCCTCTCGGTTGGGCGTGGCAGCATGAGCATTCTCGCCTACCGGCAAAAAATCATCGACAAGCTCAAGGCGTCGTTCAAGCAGTTCGCCGAGGTGCGCAGCCATCCCGGCCGTTTCACCGCGGAAGATATTGCCAGGCTGTGCCAGAAGGCGCCGTCCGCCTATGTCGCGGTGCTGTCCGCGCCCGGGCATGAGAAACTCGCCAACGGGCAACTGCTGCTCAACGTCTCGGTCGCGATCTTCATCGCGACGCGCGCCAAGGCCGGAGACGCCGCCGAGACCCAAGGTTGGCGTTACGCCGAGGCGATCGCCGGCCTCGTGCTGTGGAATTACTTTGACTACAACGCCGCGTTTCCGGCCGACAACGTCGCGCTGGAAAACCTGTGGTCGGACGAGCTCGACAAGGAGTGGGCCTGCATCATGGCCGTGGCGTTCGACGCCCAGGTCGTGATCGGCGAAGACATCGCCGCCAGATTGCTCGAGTGCAAAGACCAGACTTTCGTGTTTGACGAAGTGACCTTCGATCTCGGCGTCAACGAGAACATCGACAATCTGGCGCCGGAGACCGGGCCGCTCGATCTGTTGGCGCCGCACGAGCAGCCGCCCGACCAACCGAAAAACATACCATGAACCCGATTATCGATCCGATCGCGCAACTCATGCGCCGGATCGAGGAAATCGAGCGGCGGCAACGGCGGCAGCTTTTCGCCGGCAAGGTCACCGACGTCGACGCGGCCAAGCGGCGGGTCCGCGTGTCGGACGGGCTCAAGGACGACACCGGGCAACCGGTCAAGACGACGTGGCTGCCATGGGCGGAGCTCGCCGGCGGCCTCAAATCGAAGACGCTGCCGACCGTCGGCCAGCAGGTGATGGTGGCTTGTCCGTCCGGGCTGATGGAAAACGGCATGGTGTTTGCCGGCTTCTTTACCGATTCCAATCCAAAGCCGGACGCCGACGATGAGGAATACATCCTCACCAACGGCAAGATCAAAATCTCGATCAAAGACCAGACCTGGACGCTTAAAAACGGCGAGATCTCGATCGTTCTCGACAACGAGAAGATCGTGCTCAAGGTCAATGAGACCGAGATCGAGTTGAAGGCCGAGACCATCAACGCGATCAGCAAGACGATATTCTTGGTTGGGGCGACCCATAGCGGCGTCGGCGCCCGCAATGAGCCGGCGATCCCGAAAGTCCTCACCGACGCCGGTCCAGCCGAACAGTCTTTTGCAAAGGTGTGACGATGGCTGACAAGCAGACTTATTACAAAGTTGGCGGCGGCTTCATCGCGCTGCGATATTTCAAGGATGGCACCGCGGTCGAGCTGCACCAGCGCCAGGCCAAGCATTTTCTGCTGTTTGGCGCACTGAGCGAAACCGCCCCGGTTCCGAAACAAGACCCGGCGCCGGCCGTGGTCGAGGCGAGGCCGCGCGCCGCGCCGCAACCCAAGGGCGGACGCCGTGGCCGGTTCTACAGCGCGCAGTGAGCGTTCCGGCATCGATTGGGAGACCGGCAAGCCGCTGTCGGGCTTCGACCATTGTATGCAATCGATGTGGATCCTGTTCACCACCCGGATCGGCACCCGCGTTATGCGGCTCGATGTCGGCTCCGACGTCACCGCTTTGCTCGATAGTCCAGCCAATCGCGAGACGATTGCGCGGTTTTATGCCGCGATCACCGAGGCGCTGCTGAAATGGGAGCCCGGCTTTCGGGTGACGCGCTTTACCGTTGAAGAGGCGAGTGGCGACGGCGGCTTCGCCTTCGGCATTACCGGAATTTACTATCCGCGCGGCCACCTCGGCGATTACTCGATCGCCGAGGACCGCACCGCAAGCTTTGTGCTCTCGCGCCGCGTTGGCGAGCTCGTGCTCGTGCGCGGGACAGCCTGACCGCCGCAACCAACAAAAATATCAGGGGTCGACCATGGGCGCGCATGACTCGCGATGCCTTGTTCGACTCCAGAACCGCATTGCGGTGGATCGATGAGGTTCTCAGCCGCCACCCTCGACCTGTCGCTGCTGCCGGCGCCGCAAGCGATCAAGCCGCTCGACTACGACGCCGACCTTGCCGCGCGTATCGCCGACCTCAAGACCAGGCTGATCGCGGCCGGCATTGCGTTCGATACCGATACGCTCGAAACCGAGCCGACGGCGATCCTGCAACAGACCAGCAATTACCGGGAATTGCTCACCAAGGCCGCGATTAACGACGCCGTGCGGGCGGTGATGCTCGCGCTGGCGACCGGCAATGATCTCGACAATCTCGGTGCGATTTACGATTGCGAGCGCCTGATCGTCACGCCCGCGACCGACTCGACGCCGGTCGTGATGGAAAGCGACAGCGCCTACCGCTTTCGTGTTTTGCTGGCGCCGGAAGCATTCTCGTGCGCCGGCACCACCGGCGGCTATGTATTTCACGCGCTGACGGCCGACCCGCTCATCAAGGATGTCGGTGTTCGCACGCTCGAGAGCATCGTCGAGACCGCGCTTGGCCCGGCGCTCGACCGCGTGGTCGAGGTGGCGCTGCTGACGTCGGTCGGCGACGGCACCGCCAGCGACGACATTCTCATCAAGACCCGCGCCCGTCTGTTGCGTACCGACATCAAGCCGCTGACCGACGTGGTTTCGGTGGTTTCGGCAACGATCATTCCCTACACGGTGACCGGCACGGTCTATGTGCCGCCTGGACCCGATCCGCTCGCGGTCAAGGCGCAGGCCGAGGCGGCGGTCGACAAGGCCGCGGCTGATGCCAATCGCGTTGGCCTCAAGCTCTACAAAGACACTTTTCTCACGGCGCTGCGCGTCGGCCCATCCCGCCATGCCGTGCTGTCTTTACCGGACGCGGATCTTGGTGGTCCAGGGCAAGCACCATTCATGAGCGGCAAAACGATCACCGTCGAGGTGATCGATGAGTGACGAGTCCTCGTGGCATCACTCGCTGCTGACCGATAACGCCACGCCGCTGGCGACCGCTGGCGAAGCCACCGATGCCGCGCGCTATCCATTACCAACGGATCTGCCGCGTCAGTTCTGGAATGCCGATGAATGTCCGAGCCATCTGCTCGGCTGGCTGGCGTTGCAGTTTTCGGTCGACATCTGGAACGACGCCTGGCCGGACGACAAGAAGCGCTTTGTCATCAGGCGCTCGATCCCGCTGCATCAGAAAAAGGGGACCGAGTTCGCGGTTGGGCAATATCTGCTGTTCAACGACACGCCGGCCAAGCGTTTCGTTACTCCGCCGCAAGGTTGCTACGCGGCCCGCTCGCGCACGCGCCAGGACTATGAAGCCTGGATTGCCACGCTTCCTGAAATCCGGCTCTACAAGCCGCGACCGCGTGGCCGCGCCAACAATTTCGCTTCGGGCCCGACCAGGGAGCAGCGCCGGCTCGGCGTCGCCTGCATCGCCGGCGGCCCCGGCAAAAGCTACGTCGGCATCGTCGCCGGCGACCAGCAGGATCTGCTCAACGTCACCAAGCGCAAGGCCGTTCTGATCGAGAACGGCGTGACGACAAACCTTCGCATCGACGGCTTTGCCTCTCAGGACGTCGAAACCTTTTACATCCCGCACCGCGCGCCGCAGCTTATGCGCGCCGGCGGCTTTGCCGGCTTCGTCGCTCCGCGCCCGATTTATCCGAAAGATTACGTCGCCAAGGTCCGCCGCGCCGGCGAGGAATGGTGGAACGTCACCCAGGTCGGCCGCGAGCCGATCAACGCCAATCCGCAAATCATTGCACAGCGCGGCTCCGACAACGGCCACGCCTTCGCCAGTCGCAGCATCGGGCGGATGTACGCTGGCCGTAACGACAACGACACCCGCATTTTCGAGAGCTGGCGCATCGGCGGCGTTGCCACCGAGGACAAGCGCAAGGTTTCGACCAAAAGCATCGCGGGCCGCATGCGCGTAGGCATCCAGCCCAAGACCGCGGAGATCACGGTCATCGCTCACCGCCGCGCGGCGATCGGTCAGTTTTTCGTCGGGCTGCCGCGCCGCACGATGTTTGCCACGCGCCGCGACAACAGCCTTGTCGAAAGCATCAAGAGGGCGATCGCGGCGTCCAAATCCGAGCGCGACCGCATCCTGATCGACACCTACGCGGACCCACCCGTCACCATCGAGAAGGCAACAACTCTCGATCAATTACAGATGTAGGAACGGACAACGATGAGCGACCTTCAATCCGAAACAGTCGTCTTGATCGCCGAAGATCAAGAGGTGCAGGCGCAGGACTTTATGGCCCAGCAGCGGGCGCCTCAAAGCTCGGCCGACGGCATTGCCAAAGACCTTATCGGCATCACCGACAAGTATTCCGGCCTCGTCGTTTCCAAGACAACCGACACCGACATTACCGTCGCGGAAGGCCGCATTATCAAGGACGGCATCCGCTACATTCGCTCGGAGGCCCAACTTGTCTCGCTGCTCAATCACGTCACCACGGGATCGAACACGCGCATCGTTTCCGTGGCGATGGTCGGGCAAATCCAGATCACCGGCGAGGACGTTCGCAAGTTCTTGATCGACGCAACGCCGGGCTCAGAGGTGTTCGAGCCGCGCTCGACAAGCCTGATCGAGCGCCGTGCGGCCAACGTGCAGATCGTTCCCGGCCTGCAAGGCACCGCGCCGGTCCCGCCCGCCATCCCGGCCGGCTATATCGAGATCGCCCGCGTCACCATGGGCGAAAACGGCATCATCGGCACGCCGGTTATGAACGTGGACAATCAGGTCCGCACCGTGGCGATGATGCAGCTCGAAATCGATGTGCTGACAGACCTGCTCGACACCGTTTCCGATGACCTGTCCTCGCTGCGCTCTGACTTCGCGGCGCTCGCGCAAGAGCTAGCGAAAAAAGTGTCGCGCGCGGAATTCGACGATCTTGTCAGGCAGTTGGCCGAGCTAAAGCAATTGGTCGCGACGATCATCGTCGCCAGTCCGCCCGACGACACCGGCAACGGAGAAGTGCCGGTCCACAACGATGACGGCTCCGACACTGCGCACGCCGATTACGACGTTGACCTTCAATTTGACGGTCTGCATTTCGGCCGCGACGTATCGAACAGCGTCCTCGCGCTGCTCAATCCGACCGACGCCAAGGTCAAAACCCAGGGCGGCGTCACGCTGCCGGCTTACACGCCTTCGACTGGTTTCCGTTACAAAAAACAGAACGGCACCATCAAGCCGATCGATGGCATCAGCGGCGCCTGGAACCTCAACAAAGTCGATATGGCGCCGACGTATCGATATTACGGCCAAGGCCAAAACCGCAAGGAACTCCAAGCTGAGCTTGCAAGTCAGACCAAGGTCCGCCTCTTTGACCCGCGCATAAATGACTTCGTCAATTTCGATCTGACCGGAAAGAACGTGCGGCTCGTGATGGATTTTTTCACGGGCGTCTACGCGAAGGTTCGTTTCGTCGACCCTTATCCAGACCTCGACGAATTCAAAACGCTGGCGACCGTCAACGGCGCGCTTGTTTTCCAGACGATCCAGAATTCGCAAGCGCGCTGGATCC